CGCCGAAGGCGATGTACCTTTGTACTGGGTAGGTGCAATTGGTTTCAGCGGGTACGTATTAGCCATCAGTCAACTCCGTTGTAAGTTACACGGTTAGATGCAGACGAATCAAGCTGTTGACGCAGACCGTTAGTAGCACGCTGTACGTCAGCCGAGATGCCTTCAGTCCAAGTACGCTGAGAGTTAGGGTTCATACCACGAATGTTCAGACGCTGGAACAGTTCACGAGCGTAAGCGATTACACCATCGGATACGTCAGTCATGGCAGCAAACTCAATCGAGAGATCGAGGTTCTGACCAATCTGAGCAGCATCCTTACGCGATTCCCATGGACCAGTCGACAGAGGGAACATGTTAGTACACAGGTATGCACTCACCACGTCTTGGAAAGTCGGATCTGGTTCAACGAAGAGAACAGTTGCACCGTAGAAGGTAGCATCGTATTTCTCAACAGGGATGTTACCTTCAGCAACAATACGTGGAACCTTGGTGTTCTCGTCAGCAATACCGTAAGTGATCCACCAGCGCAGGAAACGCTGAATGGCACGGCCTTGCAGTTCCCAGCAACCCAGCGAAGGGTTAGACCGAGCACGAGTTACGTTGGTACCAACCTGAATGGCTTCACCCGAACCACCCCAAGGAGCGTCAGCGGTATCAACCTGAACAGTTTGTTGCAGACCATCGATAGTACGGACATGGTTCTCGATCAGAGCTTTCAGCGAGCGAACCAGTTGGTTAGGATCTTTCGCATACTGGAAGAACCGTGGAGCCTCCAGCAGGAAAGGTACAACGTTGCGACTCACGTAAGGGGTGTTACTGGCCAAGTTAGCCAGGTCTGGACGGAATACGTCAGTACCTGCTTGAGCCAGGTTGATGGTGTTCTTCGCACCACCAGCACCATAACCTGTTACGGGAGCCATTGGATCATTATAGCGTTTCATATTTATTCCTCTAGTGGATTATCCGTGAAGGAACGGTTATTGAACCGTTCCAGCGGTGACAGTCTCACGACGCACAGTTTCAAGCTTGAAGTCCATTACAGTGCGTGGGTTGTTAGCCGCAACAGTCACAGTACAGGTCCAGCTAAAGCCGTTCTGGTCATCAGCGGCGGTGATCTCAGTCTGTGGAGTGATATCAACACGAGCACCGAACAGGTCACGGGTTTGATCCAGAATCTCTTGGTCGCAACGAGCTACCAGTTGTTCTTTGGTCAGAGTAGCGTTACCAGAGAACTTGGCATGAATCCGATGGATCAGACGCATGATTACGCAGCAGATGTTAACGGTCAGTGGAGACAACAGTACCGAGGTATCGTCCAGATAAACCGAACGTTGGCACGGATAGTACTGACGACGCTTATCATAGGTAGACGAATACGTACCACCATTCTGCCAGATGTTGCTAGCAGTGCGCGCGTTGAAGAATGGAACGTTCAGACCCTTAACGAAAGAAACTTGGTTGTTAGGGCTTACGTCCATCTCGAAGCCAGGACGCAGAATACCGTTACCAGCACCAGCGTAGATAGCCCACTTCATAGCGGTGTCCAACAGTTGTGGAACGCGCTTGGAGTAACCACCATTCATCAGCTTACCGGATTGCAGAACGATCTGTGCACGAGCAACTGGTGTACCATAGAGGGTAGACTCAGGGAACGCTTTCAGACGGGTCATCAGAGCGATGGTACGGGACACTTCATCACCAGTGGTGAGAGGTCGAGTATCAGTCTCGATGTAAGTCGTGAACATGCAGATCAGATCCTGACGCTTAGCCAGAGTCTGCATCATTTTGTACTTGGATGCCATCGGCAGACCAGTGTCGTACAGGAAACCGAACTGATAGCGTGCAACGTCTTCGTACTGGTCATCCAGCTGACCGAAGTTGGTGTTCTGGATATCTACGAGCTTAACGTATTCGTCAAAGTCAGTAGTACCGTCATCACCACCGGAAGCGTAGATGGTAGCATTCTTACCGAGCAGTACACCGCCATCCAAAGCGCCTTCCAGTTGAACAGTCAGGTACGGATCACCGTCCAGATTCAACATAGTCAGGAAGTCGATTTGACCAGGGGCTTTGGTCAGGTTAATGAACGCTGGGTTAGCCAGAGTTTCCGAATCGAAGATCAGTTGTTGTACACGCGAGATTTCTTCGCTGTAGATATAGATCTGACTGAATGGAGAGAACAGCGGGGTTTGACCCGAGCTGATACCGTCGTCTTCGTATGCTTGAACCAACACGTCACCGGCGAACAGGTCGCGGTCAGTCGATTCAGACCACACGCCCGAGTCGAACGAAACTTGTACGTAGTCTTCACCCAGAGCGGTCTTGATGATCGATGGGGTGTTAGAACCTTCCATCAGTTCTACGAACTGGAAGTTGAACAGACGAGTATCGAACTTATCGGTGGTGGCTTCATCATAGCCTTCGAGATCGGCAGAAGTAGGGCACCAAATACGAGCACCCAGATTATCACCCAATGCACCGAAGAAACTGGCTGGCAGTTCGAACAGCGGATACAGGGTAGATTGGGTACCGTCAATAGTCGAGGTCATGTGGCCTGGCAGAACACGTTGAGTACCGACTTCAGAAGTGTTGTCGAGAATCAGGGTGATGCGGGCACGGAAACCTTCAACCAGTTTATCAGCCAATGTTACCACGTCAGAGGCACCAGCCAGAGTGGTTACAGTTGGGAAGTTAAAACCACTCAGACGAGTGATTTGTTCTGGAACCATATCGCGGACCAGATCGATCGCAACGATAATACGAGCTGGGTTACCAGCGTCTTCTGGTTTCAGACGTTTTACATAGAAACCGTTACCCTGACCCAGGAGGTTCAGAGCAAGCAGAGATTGTTGGTTAAAATACTTGCTGCGTGGATCAAGCGAGAGCTGACCATAGATACCGGCAAAACCGTCATCAGTGTCACCAACGTAGGTGGTGGTTTCTGGACCAGTCTCGGTGAAGAGACGAAGCAAAGGGGTGTGTTGGGCATAGCTTTCGTCAGGACGAATCAGAGCCCGACGGCTACGGTCGCGAATACCACTGAAAACTACCCGTGGTGTTGCGTTAGTGAAAGTTGCCATCTTTTTGGTTCTCCCAAGTATGGAGCTTTTAAACTCGATGTTATGAGTGTTTACTAACAGTCAATCATATTAATTAAACAGATTGAGCACACTAGTTTAATTTTACTACCTAAATAAGGAGAGACGGTAATGATCTTACTACCGTATCAAACGAAAATCTGTAGTACCTATACCCAGGCTTTCCTGGATAAAATTCGTCGGGAAGCAGCTAAGGCAGAACTTAGTCTCCCGTTCCAACCCGTTAAAACTCCTAATGGCGTAACCATTAAGGATTGTTACTTTGTGACTCCATCACCAGAGCATGAAGACATCCCGATGTTCACTCAGTACATTGATCTGGGCCAACCCGGTAAACCTAAACTATTGATCGACGGACGACGTTACTTTAAGTACGAGCCACGGTCTGGCACATATCGTTTGGTTGCAAACAACGATTGGAGTTTTGAGTGCATTAGATTGTCCTTGAATATCACCACTTTGGTGGGTGATGAAACGGCCTTCAGTCGACTCGGTGATCTCCCAGCTAAAGTATTCAACCGCTGGGTAAGTGGTCCACTGATCACTCGCTATCAGTTGACTCCAGAAGCACAGCAGGCTTTGTATGTGATCTCTGCATTCTATTACTACGCAATGCTGATGCCAGAACTGGGTGAAGCCAATCCTGATGTCCGTACTCAGTTTGCTCCAGTGGTTTCTCGTATCACCGGTGTACCGCCAGACTTCGTGGTTGATGTAATCGTCGAAGTAGGTGAGCTGAACAACATCGATGATCTGATCTATGCGATGTCTACTAAGTCTCGTCAAGAGCGTACTGGTGAACTGAAGTTTAAAGACCTTTACCTGTTGCTTTCTAATAGCTTCTACAACCAACGTGAAAACGTAGGTGTGGCATTGGAACACCTCCCCACTTACATCGCCATGCTATACACGGCTGTAGGTGATCGTAGCTATCGCAAGACTGTAATTATGCAACGTGCAGAGCAAGTAGCACGTCCTCATGAACTTAAGTCTTTCCTAGACATGACCTTCGGCTTAGTATCGCAACAATATCTCAACTTTGATTAAGGGTACCGCTAAATGGATAACTATCTCTTGCGCTACGCAATTGATAACGTCTGGCAAAACCCTGCTGTAGATCGTCAGTTCTCGTATGAACTCAAACAAGTTACCCCGCGCTACGGCGTTAGGGGTAACTACGTTGTTGATTATACTCGGTACTTCTTACCGACGAATAACAATCGAGACTACTACCACATCTACCAGATCGGTCAAGTGATCCCAGCCAATGTTGGCTATCCCGGTAAACGAGATACATGGATCAAGTTGGCTGATCTTGCATCGCAGGATCTGACGTTAATCGAAGTATACCAAACCAACGGTATTCGATATAGCATGTCTGAAACTTACGTGATGGTCACCAGCAAATCCAACCTGTTGGTTGCGGTTAAACTGAATGATCGTTTCCCAGCTTTGGACGACAACCAGCTTTATATCCACTTCTATCACAACGGTTACTTTAACTCCCCACGTAGTGTCGATGATGGCAAACACTGGATCGAAGTACGGTCTGGTTCCGCTGCTAACGCGGCTGCTATTCGACAGCTACAAATTCAGATCATGGACTTACTCGCTGCTAAAGGCGGTGTCCCAATGTATTTCGTTAACGGTAAACCAGTTAATGAGATCTCGATCGTAACGTGTGCTCCGGGCGATTACTACGACTTCGTGTTGGACCCCTCTATTAAACGAGTGGTTGAACTCAAGGTTGAGGATCTGCCAGTATTCAATTCATCTTTGGATACTCAACGGAAATACATCGTCCACTATCCGGGTGAAGGTGATGACGTAATTGACTTCTATGATGACATCACTGTTCATCTTATCAAATACGGAACTGCCCCCGGTAACTATAGTGGTATCACATATCACCATAACCAAGGTATCTGGTTGCGTCAGCTGACTCACCGTGACTACAGTATGCCCGTTACACGCGTGCAGGAGCTGATTTCGGAGAACCCAGGCTGGAATGGTATTGGTGACACGTTTGTCAAGCTGTACATTCGCCATGGGGCGTTTGATCGCCCATTAGTAGCTGACTCTCATCGTATCTGGGAACTCTATAAGTTGAAGGATGCTGATATCCTAGCAAGCATGACGGGTACGGATTCGGTTAACCCATTGTGGCGTGCCGAGAACTTAGAACGTGCAGCCTACGTCGAGTTTATGTCAGCGCCACCTAAACAGATTTATCCGATCACCTATAACGAACCTAAGTTGACCACTCAGGCCAAAATCGATGCACAGAACTTTGCGGGTGAAGTATTCGGCTATCACGAATGTGCTAAGCTGATGAACGATAACCCAGCGAAGGTTTATGTAGATCCGCACACTGGCGTTCGGATGGTTGATCTGGCATTCTATTTCTGGCGTAACGTAACACTGTTTGAATACGATGCCCAAGGTTACTTGCTTGGACACTATTACCAAGTAGGTGGTTCCACGTACAATGTGGTTAACCCTGAATGTGAATACGTTGAGGCTATCACCGGTAAAGGATCAGCTGATCTACATGGTTACTGGGGTAACGATCCAGTTCCACTTAACCCCAACTATAACTTCCGAGTTTATGTTGCGAAGGTATGGGGCGGTATCGTATCCAAAGACTGGGTGGACATCACTGACCTACCTAACCGTAATGAGTACGGGTTCCTAGACACTTCCGATCTAGAGAAGCCGGTTTGGCATTGGGTGGTGCCGGGTAATCAGTATTTAGGTTACATCCGCACCGATGAGTATTTCTACCTCAACGAAATGACTTTCACGGATAATCCGGGGTTGATTCGATTTGCCATCGCTAACATCGAAAACCAAAACGGTGCACTGATCCCCAAGACCTTAGAGATTCCTTTCGGGGAATTGGATCTATTCATGAACCGGAAGTCGATGATCTACGGATTAGATTTCTGGGATGACGGTACGATGGTTGTAATCAACAACCTTGAAGCTCGTCGTACTGACGGTATCCAAAACGTTCTGGTTCGAGGAACAGGTTTCTGCTCTCCAGACCTTAAACGTTATCCACCGGGTGAACTTGGGTTTGTGGAATACAACGTATTGTCTAACGATTCAACTTATCAGATCCATACCCACAAGGTACAACGGATCGTGGTTGATGGTCGTTACATGGATTACCATGACGTGGTGTTCGAAGAAAACTCAGGTGGTCGTGTGATGGACAATGTCCGTAATGGTGCACCTTATCAGATTCAAACTCCACAGGTCGTTTTGAAAACCGTCTTTAAAGACGACTACAAAGCCCGTGTAGAAGATGACGAGCGTGACCAATGGACGAGTGAGGCTATGACTTACTACTTCCCTAAACGCGACAGGGATCACGTAGACGTCATCCCTAGACCATACGTCGTTTACTCTGCGTTCTCTAACAAAGTGCTTTACGATCTGGTTAATGGCAAACTCAAACCTCCGTTCATTAATGGTCAGTATTCTGATCAAGAACTTGTGGCCTACATGAGTGGGTACGCTTGGTTGCAACCGTTTGATATCCTCAACCGGGATTACAATACCAACCATGTGAGAGTTTATCCACATTGGAACACCTTACCAATCGGACTGACTGATGATCAGTACACATTCTACACCCGTGTATTGAAACTGTTTCTCCGTCAACCGATGGAGCTGTCTCCATTCATTTACATCACGAGGACTTAATCGATGGCTGATTATTACAACTCAGATTTCTACAACCCGAACCGTGGGTTTCGGGTTTGGTATATTGATGAGATCGTCCTGGTTCCAGGGCAAAAAAATAAGTACGTGGTTAACGTCAACGACATGGTAATCGACTATAGTCGTGGTCAGTTGCGTGTGACTGACGTTGAACAAGGTACTTGGGTTCCAACACTCGAATTGATTGAGTGGCCAGCACATCCTGATCCAGATGGTGAAGAAAACGTACTGGTAGGCGTGGGTCCAGGCTACAGTTCCGAATCGTATCGTTGCTTCATCGATACATCGGTAACTCCGTACGTACTGGCTCCTGATGCACGACTACACTTCTACGGATCGATGGTTGCATCTTACGCTGTATTTAAGGGTAGCAATATCGATAAAGAAACCGGAAAGATGATCTCGGCGTTCTACGATTCGTCGGGTAACTTCATGGGTCCTTATATCCCTGTGGAGTCGGCCACTATCACTGGTTCGAAAGTATCGACCATCAAGATCCCGATGGTAGGCTTCTCAACTGAAGACCTTGATGACTCTGAACGTGTGACCTTGGTTGCGTATGATGATAAGGAAGGTGTTATTAGCTATGCCCAGCTGCTGGTTATGAACACTGAAGTATTGCGTCAGACTGACCAGTCCAAACGTTACGTCGAAGGCATCATGTTGGATTCGCCTTTCATCTCGGCTTCTGATCCTAAGGTGATTGAGTTCCCACTCAACGTCATGGTTAAGTCGTTGCCACTGCAAGGGCTTGTGAAGTATCGTGGTGGTCGTCAGACTCGTTACGATGTAGGTCCTCCACCATTCACTATCTTGGGTCTCGAGAACTACGTAGCTACCGGTGAAGGTCAAGAGTTTCCTCTGGCTGCTCGTTACCAACTGGCACCAGACGAGATCAGTTACCAACTGGTTCCTTCTGCTGACCGCGCTATTACCGAGAACTACATCGCTCGTACAGTAGCTGCCGATGGTGCGTACAGTTGCCGTCTGTTTGTTTACCCTACATGGGTTAACTCGACGATCGGTTACCGTCTGGAATTCTGGCTCTACAACTTGGATCGTGCTCGTTTCTATAACGTCACCCCTTATGTAGAACTGGGTGTCAACTCGGCTCCTTATCGTCCACGTGCTTACGGTGAAGTTCAAACCTTGACCTACGCATTGAACCTTAACGATGTCGATGGACGCTTCGCTCCATTCCGTTATGTGTCGACATTCCAGATCGCTCTGTTGAACGCAGGTCCTGATCAGGCTAACTGGGCGGTGTATCCACGCCCTGACGTAGACTCGTCCTATGGTCGTGGTCTGAAGGCTGATCTTGAATACGTTGCAACTAACATCTGGAACCTGCGTCTGCAAAACGGTGCAACTAGCCTTACCACTTGGCTACAGCAGATGTACTACAACGCCGAACCATTGGTTAATACTGAGATCGAGGAGTTCCCACCGGAACCTACTCACTTCATCCTGCACTTCCTGCATGGTGACTACAAGTTCAGTGTACAACAATGGAACCAAGTCCTGACCGTGAATAACGATTTGAACATGGGTGAGTTGTTGGGTATCCAGTGGATCAAAGAAATGTACGATACCGATCTTCAGTTAGCGATGACTGGCGTTCCGATCTTTGTACGTAGTGGTCCATAACGAAAAAAAAATAACAGCATAGGCCAGCTCCCGAAGGAGCTGGCTTTATGTCGTCACTGCTTGATGAATACAACCGCTACTTCATTTTGCAGTGCATCCAGTTTAAAGGTAGCGTCCCAACCTTTCTCGTTGAGTGCCACCTTGATACGGACACGCTCACCATGACTCAGTGGGCGATCAGCACCGATTTCGACATCCAGTGAAAACGATGGGACGGCGTCATCTGGAATGACAATACCGATCAATGCATTACAGATGCGATAGATCGCACCGGTTACGATTGGATTGCCATTAGCCTTGAGGACATCATTTACAGATGGAAGCATTTCTTTCTCCTTAACAGTATTGCGCCATATAGGCACGACGTTGACGTTCGTTGGTGATCAACTGCCGCTGTGCATCTTGCAGATGCTTTTTAGCGATAAGCCGACACAGGGCCCACTCCGTAACCAACTGCATCAGTCGTTTACGTTTACCCTTAGTCAATTTCTTAGCCACTTCAACCTCCTTGATATTCACGATAGACCAACAGGTTCATTACCCGGCCATTGGATACGATTTCAGTATCACACTGGCAAGGCAACAAACCTAGTTTTGTTTCCAGAAAGACGAGTTCTTCTTCGGTTAAGATCCGAGGCATCTGAATGCGGAATCGTGCATCGTAACGAGGACGGGTAGTCGGAGTACTGCAACCACCCGCCAACGTAATACGTAATGCCTGAACCAGCTTCATCCACGGGATGTCAGGGCCGAGCATACTTTGCCGCCTCCTCCTCAACCAGTTTAACCAACAACACATGTTGATCATCAGCGACCTCAAACTGGAAGTTCTTCCAGCCATGATCGATGAGTTCATTGTTGATGGACGTCAGGATATCCTGAGGAAGGATACGACCGAACGCTACATTAACTTTGAACTGGGTTGGACAGTTGATCTTGCATACCGGCCCCCATGCTTCTTTAAAAGCCTCACGAACCTTAGACTTGGCCTCGTGTTCGATGTTGCGTTTAAAGTGATCCAGAATCTGAACTGGACGCGGTAGAGTATCATCACGATTTTCAAACATCGGAAGCTCCTTTGTAATAGGTCTTTGGTTCACCGCTGATGAACACACGAATGTCATCGTAGAACTCGATCATATCACGGTTACCACGATCGTACGCCTTACAGAAAGAGCGCGTTATTTTACTGACGTCTCTCAGCCACTCGAAATACTCACTAGGTTCGTTGGATATACGGTCGATGAACTTATTGAGTTCATAAAGCGCTGAGAACGCATGGGTGTCTCGAATAAAAGGTGCCCATGGTAATTCGTCATAAAAACGGGTTAGCAGTGCCTGGATGGATTCCAGCGTGAACTCTTCGGTTGCATGCTGTGGTATCAACCCGACATAGCAGAAACCATGCCGCTCAAATAAGACAAGTGCGCAGTCGCTCACCAATCTGGGGTGATTTTTAAAAAGGTTCATTCGCTAGCCTGGTTAGTTGGGGTAGGGATCATCATTTGTTTTAAAGCAGCCTCTCGCTCCTCACCGAAGATTTCCCTACAGAAGTGGCACTTCTTACGCACCGAGTAGGTCCAGGGTTGGCTGGTACCACCTTTACATTTAAAGACACGGGTATGATCCATTTCAGTTATCCTGATCGATTACGTTAAGAACCATTTGGCGAGCAGTGACATCATCTACAGTGTACAGCTTATCACACCAGACTTTGTCAATGCCATTGGTGACCTTGGAGAGTTCCATGTAATCATGGAAATGTTGACCCCAACGACGACCGTCATTGCGTTTATGTTCGAAGCCTTTGAAGCGGGAGAAAGGAATAGTTAACACGTTCGGTTCCAGTTAGTCGGAAAGAGGAAACTAACGATCTTGGGTGCGGTCACAACCGAAACCCATCCTGCGGCTTCAAGCATGTACTTGAGTGCCTTGTGATCGTTTTCAGTAAGTGTATGTTCCAGGTGAACGATCACTCGACTATTATAATCGAATGTACCGCCATCAGCGTGAGTCAACTTGGCAAGTGCCACGTCGATGGAGTTGACCGCGGCTACCACCTGTGGTGATACGATACCCCTATAGATTTCAAGTGCAGTATGCATGTTAGATCTCCACGCAGAACGTTGTAGTTTCGGTTACATAGAAGCCGTCGGGACTGGTTACCCGACTTACGATTTTGTTACCGCGTTTAACGCTGGTGTCACTACCGTTATGGTAAGCAGCTTCCAGTTTGCGGCATTTACCGTTAGCGTTGACCGGATCAGTCAACACTTGTTTCTGTACGGTAATGGCAGCGGGTGCAATCGGGACATTAACACGTTGCTTGTTATCTGGGATTACCAGTATAGACGCAACTAAAACAGCCATAGCAGACATAACTAGTTCTCCTTAATTTTCCGCAGAGTTGGATGAATCACACGGCTTTGGTACTCGGCCAACTTACGGTCATACACGGCCCGTTGTTCTGGATCAAGATCCCATACTGGAATCTTCTTAATCGGGAGTTCCCGATCATCCCAGAACATATTCGGCCAAACCACCTCAAAGCCACTAAACCACGTTACGATGCCGCCACCAGCTACAACGTCATCGACCGATACGCGACTGTAACCACTGTAGTTGGCCTTATAACCAATATGGACATTGTTGACTTGAAACTTACCCTGATGACAAGTCATCACTTCATCGCGGATCGCCTTTACAAAAGCTTCGCCAGCGGGTAGGGTATAGTCGACGTCACGCCAGCTACCTTTCATTAGCGGATAGCCTCGTAAGGAGTGATGGTAGTCAGGCTGTGATGGATAACCTGATTCTCCAGACTGGTGCGTCCACAACCGATAACCCAGTATTCACCGGGTTGGCAATCGTGAGCGTTCACAGCGAAGCCCATGTCGAGCAGTTGTTGCAGTGAAGTACCCAGCACTTTAACGCGATAATTGAAATCCATGATGTTGCTCCTTATTTGAGATATTCTTCAGTCAGCCGATTGTATTCACGACCGTACCACTCGTGAACGATTTCGCGCTCACGAGTAATCAGACCGCGCTTGCAGTTGATCCAGCGATCACGACTCACCTGAGTCAGACGCTTTTGATACTCTACACGCAACCAATGTACATGCCACATGAACACCAGTTTATTCCACATCTCTTTTACTCCTTGTTACCAACCGAGCCACTTGTTGTCACGCCGGATGCAATAATAGATAATCACCCAGGTAACTAGGATTGGCCAGTTCTGGGTAAACACCCAGATTGTTTTAAGGTCACTGCTAATATCTTGCACCAGAATCCCGTAGGTGGTGACCACGATAATAGCAGTGAGTGCGAGCAGCAATGGCCAGCACGCCAGCAGTCGGACCACCCGGACGATGAAGTCCAAACGATCACGCTTGGCTTTGTTATTGGCTACTTTCTCTTCGATTTCAGATTTACCCATTGGTTTCACAGATACGCTCCTGGATCATTACGAAAGTTTGGGGTGACGTGGATGTTACCGACAACCTGAACACCCACCAGCTCTGAGATATTCCTAAGATGGTCAGGCTTACCCTCGGCATAAACGGTACCGGGATTACCAGTACCGAAATAAGATACACAACCACCCGCAGCCAGAATAGCTTGAGCGGAGCCATGGGTTACTTCAACCCGCATGTTCGGAATACGTTTCATTACACATCTACCCCATCACGTTTATCTTGAGCTGCACTTTCACAGTGTTCTACGTATTGTTCGTTGGTCATGTGACGTGGATCAATTGACATGGCCTCACGCAGCAGGTCAGCCAATGATGGTTCCTTCTTGGCTTCCATGTCGCGGTTGAAGCATTCCGACTGGTGTTGATTCGACTCCAGCGCTTGCGAGCGCAAGTTATTGAATTCAACATCGGTCAGGTCATCGAACAACCCCGAGTTAATGTCAGCCTCAGCCAGATCTTCTGGACTGATCCGACGGAACTCGTCACCTTCACGATCCCAGTCTTCAGACAGATAGTGATCCATCCGACGATGTTCGAGGTATTCCATTTCGGACATCCAGGTAACACGACATGGGCCTTTCCACGCGTTAGCCTTTACCAGAGCGATGTTCTCTTCACCATCGGCTTCGATAACACGATAGAAACCATCGTCCAGTTTATCCTTGGTATTGTGGAAGTCAAGATAGTTCAGTTCAGCTTGGATAGTCATGGTATTACTCCTGTAATGTTTTCTTGAGGTTTTCGATTGTGTAGCGACGTGTTTCTAGCTGACGGCCACCAAGGCCAACTTCATACATCGTCAGAGCTGAGTTATTGAGGTTGATTTCCCAACGAGCATGGGTATGGTCCTTGAACTCAACCTGGAGGTTAGCCGTCTCCTCCAGACTTTCTGCAAGCTCAACGAGGTTATTCAACTCAGTGAGCTGTAACAACAGTGGTGCAAGCTTCTTAAGCTCGACCGCTTGAGCACTGTGGCGCATGTTAATTTGCTGACGAACAAACCGTTCAACCAACAGTAAACATTCCGCGTATTTCTCAACGTTACCATTACACGCAGCAAGCTCGTCTCGGCGAACCAGTTCGGCATATGCTTCAACCAAAGACTTGCCCGTGGCGACATTGACTTGATGGCGCTTCTCCCAAGTAAACTCAGTTGGAAGAGAACTAATGGTATCCACTTCAACGCCCGGTGCAGGGCAGATCACCCCACCCATGGAAGAGAACTGAACCTTGAAGAACTTAGCCAGCTTCTCCCAGACGTCTTGTTTCACCGAGACTTCGATGAGATTGGTGTGAGTGAGAATGCCATGAACAACCATGGCTGCTTCACCGTGGATGTGGAAGTCAGAACCCTTAAGTCCGTGCAGACTTGCCAGCGAGTTAACAATACTAAGAATCTTAGGTGCGCGATAAGTCATGCTACCTCCACGTTGTTTTCAGGATTAGCGGAAATGTGATGTTGCAATAAACGATGGGTTTCTTCTGTTACGATTTGCCAGAAGAGAACAGCCCGTTCTTCGGACTCGAAACTCGGACTACGAATAACGAGACATGGATAACTGGTATCCTCTTCAAGCGATGCCAGCGGAGATTCTACTTCCGGCAAAGCTTCCCAGCCCATTGCCGTTACAATGCGACCAGAGATTTTCTGGAAGACGTCGATCAGCTTAGTGGAGGCTTCGCGGTTACGCGCTGCAAACATGACGTAACCTTCATACGGCATGTACTCGTCAGAAGCATGACCTTCACAGCTCCATACGCTCACACCGAAGCCAGACTGGCGGATCAGGTGACTGAACTCACGTACGCGTGGTTCAATGCAAGCCACCTTATCGCAGTTGTCATAGCGCTCGATGTATGCACGGTACAGTTTACGGTATTGCGGAGTGTTGTATTGTAGATGCATTTTAAACCTCAGATCAAAACGAAAGGGATCGCGGCCAGAGCGATTAAATCGATCACCAAGAACAAGGCGACCCATTTTCGTTCTCCTTTAGGGATCTTATTCTTGCGACGCATTTAGATATCCTATCTAATTAAGTGGTTGAATTCACAATAGTAATATAGGCTTTAAACGCCTTCTAATAACGATGATATGTACTATAACCTTTCATACTGAGGTCCATCATGGATATTGTTCTATTCGCCGAAGACTGGGAACGCTTCCGAGTCTACGCTGATTTTAACACCAAGAATGAGACCTTCCTTAAGTTAGCCCACTTGTATCGCGATGAACTGAAAGTCAAGAACTGGAAGTTTCACCTCGCATTGATGCAACCGGAGCTATCGGGTGTAGATCCTTTTGATGAAAACTTGGATCGTGTAACTAAGGCCAAGATTGCCTATGAATGCAAATACAACCCGTGGTATTACTTTAGGGAAGTTGCTCGTGTTCCAATCGCAGGCCCTGTGCCGTCCCCATTCTTAGCGAACCGTGGTAACATCGCTTTGTATTGGAGTTTCTTCAACCACATTAACTTCGGTCTACTACAACCACGTCAAACTGGTAAGTCGGTGTCTACGGACATCTTGATGGTTGGACTGATGTTTATCTGGGGTTTCAAAACTGAGATCAACCTGATTACAAAAGACGCCCGTCTGCGTGATGCGAACATCAGGCGACTTAAAGGGATGAGGGATCTATTACCAGATTACATTGACATGATCGACCGTAACGACGTCGACAACAACGAAGCCCTTAGCTGCATTCGCTTGGGTAACCGTTACGGTACTTCGGTGGCCCGTAACGACGTTATCGCTGCGGACAAACTCGGTCGAGGTCTGACCGTACCTATCATGCAGTTCGACGAATTTGCTTACATTAGCTTAATCGGGACTTCCCTACCAGTAGCACTTGCGGCAGGTTCCGCTGCACGTCGTATCGCGCGTGCCAACCGCCAGTTCTTTGGTAACATCTTCACAACGACCGCTGGTGACATTACCACACGTGACGGTAAGTTTGCTCACAAGTTCATGACCGGTGGCGCTATATGGACTGAATCGTATCTGGACCTTAAGAACCAACAGACTCTAGAACTCATTGTTGAGAAAGGGACCTCTGGTGAAACACCATTGATCTACGGTGCGTTCAACCATCGTCAACTTGGCTTCGACGACATGTGGCTTTATAAAACGCTACGTGAATCTGCATCGAGTGGTGAGATTGCTGACCGAGACTTCTTCAACATCTGGACAGTAGGTGGTGAAGGTTCGCCTTTGCTGGATCATCACAAGAAGATCCTTAAAGAAGCCATGACCGAACCGATGGCTAACATCAGTGACGAGAATGGTTACATCCTAAGGTGGTACATCCCTGAGCACATGATCGCTGACCGAATGGCTCGATGCAAGGTGGTGATGGGTTGTGACCCTAGTGAACTCTTAGGCGAAGGTAATGACTCCACTGGTATTGTTGGCATCGACACCGAAACGCATGAAGTGTTGTTCACTGGCCGTTATAATGAAACATCGGTCCCAATCTTGGCTGGCTTCATTGCTAACCTGCTGATCAAATACGAGAACATCACTTGGGTACCAGAACGTAAGTCTACTGGTATTAGTTTGATCGACATGGTTATCCTCGTACTGCACTCTAAAGGGATCTGTCCTTTCCGTCGGATCTTTAACCGTGTGGTTGACGAATCTAACATTCTGGAAACTGAATACGAGATTCTCAGAACTACTCCGGTTAGTCAACGTACTCCACAGTTCTACGATCGGTTCAAACGTCACTTTGGTTTCAACACCTCCGGTGGTGGTCGTTACTCTCGTAACGCGTTGTTCAAAGATTCTCTGTCTAACTCTATCGACGTAGGTGGACGAGTCATGAACGATAACCAACTGATTACAGAACTCTTGGGTCTGGTTATTAAGAACGGTCGTATCGATCACGATACAGACAAGCACGACGACATGGTGGTATCGATGTTGCTGGCACACTGGACTTGCATCCGTGGTCAGAACTTGGATTACTATGGCATCAATCCGAAGACGATCTTTGTTAAGGCTCGTACCCGTGATGTTGAGCCTACTAACGTCGAAGTGTTCCGTGATAATCAAAATGCTAAATACCGTGCTGAATTCGATGACCTGATCGTACGTCTTAAAGGTGAACCTAACCGCATGCTGGCAACTAAGCTAGAAATGCGCCTAAGGGCCATCTCGCGTTGGATTGACGTAGACGAGGCTCACGGTATGGGTATCGACGCAATGATCCAACAAGTACACGACGAGCGCGTTAGACGCGTACGTAGTAATCGCTTTGGTGACTCTGGGCGTAATGCTCCAGCTCGCTTCACTGGTCAACGAGCAATCGTTTAATTAAGGAAATAACACATGTCTTCGTTTACACAATTCTCTGCAAAACTGAGTATCTTCCCAGCCAAAGAAGAGTCCAAGACTCTTAAGGGTAAATACTACTGGGTCGACCCAGGCTTTACATTCTACTCAAGCCATGATCCATCGGAGATCGTCACTATTGAAACTGGATACCTAACCGACGGGGCTAGCGTACCTAAGTTCCTTCAATGGTTGATCCCTGCTTGGGGTAAACACGGTCAATGTGCGGTGGTCCATGACAAACTGTGTGAAACTTGGCGAATCAACAAACGTAAGTTGAACCGTAAAGAAGTCGATGAGATTTTCTTTGATGCACTGCGAGTAGCTAAGGTTAACTTCTTCCGTCGTAAGGCTATTGAGTTAGGGGTAACCGCATATCGGTTATACGCTAAACCAACCAAGCCTTCCCCGGCCGCATTGAAAGCCATCTTCACCGCAGAGTACAACAAAAATAAATAAGGCATAAAGCCCCTCCGTAATGGAGGGGCAATATGTCGTCTTAACGTTCTAGCGGTCTCACATAGCGTATGTAGTCCAACAGGTATTTACCAGTCTCTGATTCATAAACTGGTTCAGCACTAGCTACTACGTAACCCAAATCTTCAAAGTCCTGGGCATAGATATCTACGTTCGACTTTCCTTTGGTTTCAACGCACAGATTGAGTTCACTGACGTGGACTTCGTCTACATAGTTGACTACTTGATCATAAACCGAACGACCACCGATAAACACTACTTCATCGGCGCCTTCCTGACTAGCTGAGATAATAGCATACTCAACACTGTTGGCGATAGACACCTGTGCCTTGTTAGTAAGCTCTTCAGCGTTCACAACATCCTTGTAGTTAGACTTATCGGTCAGGATGATGTTGTGTCGACCGGGTAGTGGTTTGACTGGCAGTGAGTCCCAAGTCTTACGGCCCATCACCACAGCCTTACCTTTGGTATGGGCTATGAACAACGCCATGTCGGCTGGTACATTCCACGGGAGCTTGTTATCAATACCAATGACACCTTGAATGTCACGAGCTAGGATCATACTCGTTTTCATTTAGACTCCGATATCAGTAGAGACAGAGATCCCGTCGGGACCAGTCTTGAAGACATAGCTGCAATCGAATGTACCGATGATTTGTTCAAACTCTTTTCCGAGGCTAGCAATGCAACGAGCCAGACTCAGCTGTTGGATGAAATCAAATCCACCCAGTGCAAAAGCAAACTCTTTGTCAACGCTACCTACACGAGACAGTTTACCTTCAAAGCGAACGGTCTTAGCATTATGTAGAACCACCACTTTGTACTCAGGTACCAGCCAGTCTTCTTTACCCAACTCAACCAAATCTTTGATATCGTAATGGGCGATCAGGTATTGCAGTGGGCTACAGGGTGGAGTTTCACGAGTAGAGTCAAGGATGTTCAGTAGACCATCTACTTGTGCGAACGATACTTCATGTACCAGACCTTCACCAGTCAGGATCTTGAGATGACGTTGTAGTTTAAAACCATCAGCGTCTTTCACCAATAGGTCACGACCAATGTGGTTGAGTACTTCAGTATCGGGTACAGCTGGTTTAGCAATAAGGGTCATTCTTTAGGTTCCTTGTATGGGCCATACATGTATTCGAAGAGTTCTTGTTTGAGTAGAGTATACCCAATCACTCGATTAGATTCATTACGGTGAGTTTGAATATAGTCGCCAGGACATACCACGTGTTGTTGAAGCATACCATGACTACCGAATGACTTACGGCAGTCTGGACATAGCGAGTTAGTAAACTCCGACTTATAGAACGGATGACGTCCTACAACGCGTCCTGTGTTGATTCGATTGATAGTGTGATCATCTGGGTGATCACCATTCTTAAACCATTGGTTAGCCTCAATAAGAGGCTGTAAAGCAGAATAAAGAGCCACCTAGTGTTCCTCTCGAAATACCATTACATAGTTAAGGACTTAGCAGTAGTTTCTTGTGAAATAGAATCGATAACGATCAAGGGTTCTTTGCTACTAAGTCCTTTGAACCATTCGTATAACTCAGTCCCACTAAGACCCTCAGGGAAGTCAGCCTTAGGTTCAAGCTTGTAATCACGATGAAAGATATCGTGGATCATTTTAGCTTCATCTTCACCATTACCCTCGGTATTGATCCAGAACACCTCAGGGCACTTAGACTCATCTTCCCATCTAACATCGTAACCGATAGCCCGTAGTAGGTTATACGCTGAGATCCAGCGAGACAAAGTGTTGGGCTCGTACTCTTCCACCAGAGCCCAAAGCTTAGTGATGAGCTGGATACTAGGACCACTCTTGCACAACACGGCTTGACCTGTCAACCCTTTGAGTGGATCACTATCTTCCCAGTATTTACCTGTAGGAATGTCTAACAAAGAACCGGTATTCAGAATTGGACGAAGAGCTGGATTACGATCGTAGAACATACTTTCACCATAGTTAGGATTGATACACACTAGTAATATAAATCTCAAACAAATTGAGTTAACCTTATGCGGTACCCTAGACCAGATTTTAATTTTACTCAGCGGTAAACTCTATGTTAGAATCTATTTCACAACCAACACCAAACACTAGACTGGAAATACCCGAATGATCAAGAACATTATCAAACTCGACGGCACTCAAGAACCATTCAATGCAGCGAAAGCGAATCGCTGGTGTGAGTGGGGTACTGAGAACCTCAAGGATAAAGTAGATTGGTCTTCCATCGTTATGGAAACCATTCAAACGCTACCTGAAACTGTTAGCTCGCAAGAGTTCCAGATGGCGTTGATCGAGAACACCCTGAGTCATCGTACTTGGTCACATTACCTGTTTGCTGGGCGTCTGTACGCTGTATGGATTCATAAACACCTGTATGGTTCCGACGGTATTCCGACTGTCAAAGCACTGCACACGCGCATGCAGAAAGACGGCCTGATGGTCAAACTGAAGTACACCACACAAGACTACCTCAAGATTGAGAAGTTCATCAAGCATGATCTCGATTTTGAACAACCACATTTTGCACTGCACCAGATCCGTAAGAAATACGCTCTGGGTAACCGTGTAACCGGAGCTGAATATGAGTCTCCTCAATTCACTTACATTCGCATGGCAATGGCTCTTGCTGAGAATGAGCCGAAAGCTACCCGTCTTCAAGTCGTACGTGATTTCTACGAGTTGTTCGCTTACAAGAAACTGTCTGCACCTACTCCTAATTACATTAACCTCGGTACTAGTCATCGTGGTTTTGCTAGTTGCTGCCTATTTGCTGTTGGTGATAATGGCACTTCGCTGGCTCTGGGGAATTACATCGGCGACAAAATGACACAGATGTCTGCGGGTATTGGTGTTAACATCATGACTCGCGCTGTAGGCGATGCTGTACGCGGCGGGCTGTTTGCTCACCACGGTAAGAAGAAGTATTACGACGCAATGGGTAAATCCATTGTTGCTAACGTACAAGCTGGTCGTGGTGGTGCTGTAACTTGCTTCTTTGAATCTTTCGACCAAGAAGTTGAAATGATCCAAGGCCTGCGTAACCCACTGTCTACTCCTGACCGTCGTAACCGTGACATGCACTTTGCAATGTTGACCAACCGGTTCTTCGTTAAGAAGGCTGCACAGAACGAACAGATCTTTGCATTCAACCCATACACTGCTCCTGATCTGCACAAAGCGTTCTATGGTAAAGACATCGAAGAGTTCATTAGCCTGTATGAGAAATACGAGAAAGATGAATCCTTCACCAAACACTGGATGTCTGCTCGTGACATCTTGCGTCGTTCTCTGAAAGAAGCTCAGGAAACTGGTGTTGCTTATGTTGGTCAGGTTGACGAAATGAACCGGCATACTCCGTTCCTTGATCCAATCCACAGCTCGAACCTGTGTATGGAAATCGCTGAGCCGACTAAGCCTTACTATGAACTGGAAGACCTGATCTCCAAAGAAGACCATGGTCGTGGTGAGATCGCTACGTGCTCGCTCGCCGCTGTATCGGTTGAGAACATCGAGAACGATAAAGAGTATGAGAAAGTCTGCTACTACGCTCTGAAGATGATCGACTACTGCATTCTGAACTCGACCTATGTGATTCCTCACCTTGAGTTCACCGCTAAGCAACGCATGAGTGCTGGCGTTGGTATGATGGGCTTGGCTACTCACCTGGCTAAGAATGGTCTGGACTACACCTCCAATGCTGGTAAGCGTGAAATCCACTGGATCGCTGAACGTCATATGTACTTCATGATTAAAGCTTCCATCGCGATCTCCAAAGAACGCGGTCTGGCTCCATGGATTCATAAGACCAAGTGGCCTGAAGGTTGGTTGCCAATCGATACCTATCAGCGTGCAGTTGACGGGATCATCGATCCTAAAGGTAACAGCTTCGACCTGACCTACAACTGGGAGAAACTGCGTGGTGAAGTTGTAGCTAACGGTGGTATCGCTCACTCCGTACTGGTAGCTTACATGCCAGGCGAATCCAGCTCTAAAGCTCTGGGCGGTGCTAACTCGATCTACCCAGTGCGTCGACTGACTCTGTCTAAGAACGACCAGAACAACCATCTGTACTGGGCTGCCCCGTATGGTGATGATCCATCGGTTAAGTATCAGTTCGCATGGGATATCCCAACTAAAGATCTGATTGATTGCTATGCGATCTTCCAGAAGTTTACTGACCAAGGTATCTCCGCTGACTTCTATCGTCGGATCGTAGGTACTGAAGAAATCGATTCTAACGAACTGTTGAAAGACTATTTCTACATGGTTAAGATGGGTATGAAAACTCGTTACTACTTCAACACTGAAACCACAGCTAACCTTTCGCTGGAAGCTATGGAATCTGCAATTGATAACTCGGGTAATGCTGCGATGTGCTCTGCCGATGGTTGCACACTCTAAGCAAAAAAGAAACAACATATCGCCCCTCCTTTCGGAGGGGCTTTATGTCGTAATGTTACTGGCCGTCGCGGCCGATCGATTTTGCAACCTCAGCCAGATTGGCTGCTGCTACAGCATTGTCATCTTCGTCTTTCCACAGACCCTTGACCCACTCAAGCCGTTGGGTCAGAGTTTGCTTGCTAGCTTCCAGCGCTTCCACAGTGAACTGACCTTTCGCCAAAGCGTCGTTGTATACTTCACTGAGATCGGCGGCGCGGTAGTCATGGCACAGTGCAGCCATGTCACCGTCTTCGTTTTCGAAGCTACCCAGGATACCATCCAGAGTATTCTTGCCGTCCAGGTATTTTTTCCAGATCTCGTAGGTCAGACCAGCTTTGATCAACTCGATCATTTCATTGCAGCTGTCGATGCCATTCAGAGTGAGGTTGGTCATGAAGGTACGTTCTTCAGGAGTGCCGAAAGTAGCCTGAATCTTGCCATCGATCAGGGCAGCCATACGTACGTTCAGTTCGCCGAATTGAGCCAGAGTGATTGGGGTAGCTTGAGTCATGACGTGTATCCTTATGAATAAAGTTTATTAAGCGGTGATGAAATCGATGATGCGTTGTGCAGTGACATCAATCGGTTCGTACGTTACATCGAAGGTGCTACCTTTGGTACCGGTGTACTTCTCCTGAAAGTAGAGTTTACACGTAGATGGATCATTGTCCAAGTAAATGCTAACTTCTTTCAGAGTGTGTGGCGCGAGACCCGTGATAGTCGCACAGATCTTCACAGATCCTGGTGTGTAGCATTGTAGTGCGTCAGCGGTGTCCAGTTTACGAACGGCGTCAAGAAGATCCAGAAAGGTGGTGAGACCTTTATTGAGTTTCATCGCAATGCTCCTAGTGAAGCTAGTTAATTCACTATTGTAATATACTGTTTAAAAGGCTTCTGATAACATTGAAGCTATTCGAAGATATCCGTGAACGGTTTGGTCACATGGATGGCACGAATGTTACTACGTGTAGCGAGACGATGCAAGGCTTTATTAACAGCTACGTCCTCCATGAGAGAACGCATTGCATGCTCATCACCATTGCAACGTGGCCAGTCTAACCAGATCTGCCCATCGGAGTCAACACTGTACGAGAAGATCGGACAGAACTGTTTAGCCGTACGTTCGAAGCTTGCGATCAAACGATCACGCATGGCTTGAGGTAAACTGATTGGAGTGGAGTTATCCAATTCACCAGACTTGACTCGATCCATGATGTCTTTCAATACGCCACGGGAAAAGTCTTCTGCCAAATCATCGATTGACTTGTCTCCATCAAAATCGATATTCGGTGGCAGTTCACGTCGGCCAGCGAATTTAGCAAGACCTTCTGCGTTAGAGGTTACCGTAATGATCAGATTGTCATTCATCTTTAGTTCCTTGGCTAGGTGAGAAAGTTTTGATACAGCGGAATACGGCGAATGTGTTACCGTGCTCTTTGGCTAACCGGTCAGCTTCCATACATGCAAGGAACTTGTTCCGGTGAACGAAAGGTCTATAACCTGTCACGAGCTTAAGTCCTGGACCAGTGTGGTTACCGACAATGTAGTGACCGAGGATGGTTGATGGTACATCCTCCTTATCTCGCCAGTGACCAGCAGTGTGTATGAGTTCATAACCCAGCCACATGTGGTGGACCTTTTTATCTAGGAAACGACCTTCTTGGCCAGGATGTTTGCTTTGAGTGAAATCTAAATTACGGTTCTTATAAACCATTTTTGCATCTTCAATAAAACGCTCTCGTAGTCCTGCACTCTCCGAGACAGAGGTAATAGTCATAGCAAAGGTTCCTTATCGGGTCAGGTCAGATACTTTGTAAACGTTAGTGATCTCAGCCACACGCCACAACTTAAAGAAATCACGAACGTCATACTTACGGCAACTGATTTTACCGTTGTTGGTACAGTCACCTACGATCTGCACCCAGGCATTTTCAAAGTCCTTCAGGTACAACCCTAGGAACTTATCGCCTTTCCAACGAAGTTCGAATTCCGGCCTCACCAGTTGTTCGAAATGGAATACGATGTTACCAGCATTTGCACGCTCGATGATTTTGTTGCAGACATTGATGGCAAACATACCGGCCATGAAGCTACGTTCACAATCGAACATTTCAGCGGTGATGTCTTTGGTATTAAGTAGTTTTAGCTTAGCCATGATTTACAGATCCAGAAAGTTTTGGAGGTCAGCTTTATGAACAACTTTGAAAGCCTTGAGGTATTCCTTAGCCTCACGCTTGGAAACGTAGATACGCCCCTTCTTAAGGCAACGGGTAATACCTATCAAACCGATTATGCCAAAACCAATGAATTTGACTTCACCAGTCTTATCGAATTCACCATCTTCACCATCAAATGGTGCGTCATCGACAGTGTAATGACTAACCTTCAATCCAGGGATGAAAATACGATCTCTATAGAACAGAATGTATCCTGAGTTGTGGAGCATTACAAGATCATTCAAATGTTCGAGATACCATACAGCGTTATCGTAACTACGCTTGTTCTCAAACTGCTCACGTTTAAGGATATTGAGATCCAACTGTTTAATTTTGGTCATGCTTCACCTTCCTTATATTTAGCACTTACCTGATGTGCATAGGTATTGATTTCTTGAAGCTTATGGTTTGCCTTATTAATCAGCTCACTTAACTGATCGAATAGATCGTCATCGTAAAGGTGATACTCCATCGGTTTAGTTAATACACAGTAGTAATATACCCTTTAAATAGCTTTCAATAATTTACTGACTAGCTGTATCTAATACAGACAATTCCACTCACTCAAAAGGCACTGTAATGTCCAAGAAAGTAGACCTTCCAATCAAGATCTTCAACAACACCAAGACTGATTACAATTCCCCTGAAATTATTCTGGGACAAGAACCCGGTCTGTTTGACTCGATCCACAATCACCACCCAGCTTTGTTTGATCTTTATAAGCGTCTGCGTAGTATGGACTGGGATGAAAACGAATTCCCATACGGTGACTGCCTGCACGAATTCGAGACCTGTGATAAACAGTTCTACGACATGATGATCAAAACACTGGCGTGGCAGTGGGAAGCTGATGCTACCGCTTCTCGTGCTATCGTTAACATTCTGGGCCCAGTACTGACAGACTCCCGTGTATGGGCTGGCTACGTTCGTATTAACGATAACGAAAACCTGCATGCTTTGACTTACTCTGAGATCGTACGTAACTCGTTCAAAGATCCTCAAGTGATCCTTGATGAGATCCTGCGTGTAGAAGAAGCACAACAGCGTCTGGTTACTGTAGCTAAGATCATGGGTGAAGCACACGACGCTTCTCATGCTTATGCAATCCGTCAGATCCCTAACGACCAAGATCTCTACAACAAGATCTTTAAGTTCTTCATGGCTCTGTACTACCTTGAGCGTATCCAGTTCATGGCATCGTTTGCCATTACTTTCGCACTGGGTAAGCTGGGGATGTTCCAACCGATCGTTATGGGTGTCCAGAAGATCGCACAGGACGAATACGAGATCCATGCACAGTTCGGTCAGGAAGTAATCAAAGCCCTGCTCAAAACTGAGCGTGGACTGTTGGCTTACGAGCAAACCAAAGAAGAGTGCATCAAGCTGTACTGGGAAGTTCTGATGTCCGAAGTTAACTGGTTGGTATACCTGTTCTCTGAAGGCCGTGAACTACCGGGTGTAACCCTGAAGAAGATGATTCAATGGGTTATGTTTAACGGTAATGCCGCTGGTACTTTCACTGGTCACAAAGATGGCATCACTGATGAGATGCGTGCAGAGTTCCTGTCGGTAGCTGGTTTCGAATTGGAGTTCCCTGATAAGAACCCACTGCCATACATGGTAGAGTACCTCGATCTGGGCGCTAACCAATCGGCTGCACAAGAAGTCGATCTCAACTCGTACATGGTAAACGTAATCAACACGTCCAATGAACTGGACACTTTTGATTTCGATCTGTAAGTAACCTAACGGATAAATTATGCAATACTATGTAGCGATGCATTCGTTGCTCCATTGATTGCTTGGTGTTGCATGATTTGGTCTCTCCTTTAGTGTTGGTTGATGAATATGGTCCTACCTTCGGGTAGGACTTTATTTCCCCTTGCGGCATAAAGCCTCTCCTTTACGGGAGAGGCTTTTATGTTGTTATGGAACTAATTCCAATACTGGTCTCCAACCGTAACCGGTTACTGGAGCTGCACCGTCGTTCCAATCGCTCACTGGCCACGACAAACTGATATTTTGGAAACCACGTGTCCCAGTATTCGCCAGGCTGCCATATGTATACGATAACGTTCCTGCGTCCGGGGCACCAATCGATACATTAAGCTCTGCGGGAGTGTAGGTTGCCCAAAAATTAGTGTTAACCGTAACAGATGCGTTATTATACACCGAATACATATAACGGTTCCACTCGGCATCTGTAAGTAACCGACACTTGTAGTTCTTACCGCCAATAGTTACTAGCTTACCATCCGCCGTGGCTCGAACACCGACCGCGTCCAGTGTTTTAGCTCGAACCTGATCACGGAACGATTTCTGAGCGATATAAAGTTCTTTACCGTTGTCAACGAACTTCATCCACGCACCTGCCCCAGGAATGAGGACACCTTCAGTCAAACCAAGCATGGTAGACAGATCAGCAGGTGAGATTAATGCAGACGGTTGCACTAAGCCTTTAAATGGAGTTTCTTCAACTGGAGGCGTTGTGCCTTTCTCAACCAACATTGGTCGCCAACCATAAAGTGTCTCGAAGTTGTTAGGTCCACCCCACCAAACACCCATGATCTCTGGAACACCAGTACCAAGCGGATATCTTAGACCACGTGTTGCATGACCACCAGTACTCGTAGTATGAAGGGTATAACTTGCACAACCAAACGGCAATGCGCTAACATTCTGAGCTTCCGAGATCAGTGGGATACCAAGCATCTTCTCAGTGTAGCTACCCCAGTTCTGACGGGTAGCAGGTAGCGAACTAGATAACTCACCACCATAAATGTTATACATGTACCGGTCCCACTGACCACCACCACTAGCGAGGGCAGCAGGCTGGTTCGCAGCTTTGGTACCTGTCATAAACTGTACGGTGAAGGTAGTACCATTGATGACAACTTCCTTACCCGTCTGGCCAGCATTGATAGCTTCCCAAGTCAGGCCACAACGAAGTGGTTTCTTGGCAATGTAGATATTGTAGCCATTGTCCTCCACAAAGTGTAACCAGCCCGAATTGGTGTTAATCGGAATACCGTTGGTAATACCCAGTAGTCCAGCTAGGCTGGTACCGTTAATAAAGTCGACAGATTTCACCACGCCCTTAAACGGAGTTCCAGGCGGAAATGGCAATCCAGAATCGTCTTCCTCAGTCACTGGCTTTTGAATTAAATTTAACAATAGATCCATCATCTTACTTTACCCGCGGGATTTAAAAAATAGTGTATATATCATTCTAAGTGGTACACTCTATAAAAGCTCCTCCTTTACGGGAGGAGCTTTATGATCTAACCTACCAATTCCAGGACAGGCCTCCAACCATACAACGGATCTGTTGCACGGTTAATAGGCTGAGACCAAGCCCCGAGGATACCAGGATAACCACTAATAGCCCAACCAGTACCATTTTGGTTGTCTTTGTCCCATACGTGGTTAAACGAAGCTGTTTGACCAGTACCGCCACCGGTATTCAGATCAACGCTATTGTACATGGCCCATGTACCATTCGTGAGGTTAGTCATCCATCTTAACCACTCACCACCCTGGGTAGAGGAAGGTGATGTATCCCGACCGGTTACCAGACGAACTTTGTAAACCTTACCGGCGATAGTAACAGTCTTAGTGCCGTCAACCAAGCCTTCAGTATTGAGGTTTTCACGAGTCATGTTATTACTTAACGGCTTCTTAGCCATGTAGTAAGTTACACCATTCTCAACAATCTTCAACCATGGATCGGTACTAAATGCTGAACCGGATACCTGCCCGACAGCTGTGCGTAAAGCTGCGGTTGTAATAAAGGCAGATTGGGCAATCTCACCTTTGAATGGACCATCTGGCTCTGGTGGTTCAGTACCTTTCTCAACCAACATAGGGCGCCAGCCATAGTGGTTATCATTATGGATATTACCACCCCACCAAACACCCATGATGTTTGGAATGTTAGCCGTAGATGGGTTATCGAAACCACGAGTGGCATGACCAGCTGCCCCGCCGACCGTCTGATTAACTGTTTCTTTAACGTAGGTATAACTGCCGGGTAGCGGTGTAGTAACAGCTTTACTGTTAATACCCAACATGGCTTCAGTATAACTACCCCAATTTAATTTAGTGTTAGGGAGCGCATTTTGCAACTCACCGCCATAAATGTTATACATATACCGATTCCACAAACCACCGCCACTAGCCAATGCTGGTGACATGTTTGGAAAACGCATACCTGGAATAAATTCGACTGTGAAGGTCTTACCTAACAATTGGACTTCTTTACCCAGTTGCGCAGCATTAATAGATTCCCATGTTAATCCGTACCGTAATGGCTTCTTGGCGATGTAGACATTATATCCATTGTCTTCAACGAAATGTAACCACCCGCCGTTTGGGTTAATTGACGTACCCGCAGTCAGGCCAATTAAACCCGCTAGGTTTGTACCATTGATAAAGTTCGCTGACGGCACAACGCCTTTGAATGGTGTACCTGCTGGGAAGGGTAACCCGGAATCGTCATCGGTAGCCGATGGCTTGGCGGCAAGAGATAATAAAAGATCTAACATTTTTTATACCTGATCGTTAGTTATGTGCAATCTATATAGCATTGGTGAGGTTAAAGCCCATAGAGCATTATATGAATAGACTAGAACGATTAATACATAAGTTAACCTATCAACCAAGCGTCTCTAATGAAGACGCTTTCGATACGGTTAAGCAGTACTGGGACGACGTAAGTACGTCATTCTGGCCTGAAGTGGATGAAGAGGTAGCCGAGGAACTAGGTGTTACCCCAACCGCCTTAGCCGAGCTATTAGAGGTTCATAGACATACATTCGAGTACGCTAACATTGGCGGGATATCCAGTGTCCGTGGTTATGACCACGGCGAAGACTGGATGGTTGTAATGTTCTCTGATGGCTCAAGGTATCTGTACACCCTTAAGTCCACCGACCGGCAAACGCTTGATTACATGCGTAGACTAGCCATGGCTGGAAAAGGACTTAACTCTTACATCACCCGAATAGTGCAGTCTAATTACGCTGGACGAAACTATAAAGGTACCATTACGATTAAACCTGGAATGGAACACTTCAATCCAGAAGGCCTACGAAGATTAACGCTACTACAGATTTTTCATAACACCCCTCAAGTTAGGAAGTCATCTATGAACTCGACGCTAAACAAATATGAGCAACAAATTGAACAGGCCGGTCCAGACGGGTTAGATCCAATAGCACGAAAAATAATGGCCGTTGGATTGGAATCAATCGGCCATGATGTAACCATAGCTATCGAATCTAATAGCGACGCGCCAATCAACCCTACCAAAGCCCTAGGTGATATTATCAATAAGGCACTGGCATAACACCGATGCAATCGTACGCGGTACCCTCATGTGGATAGAAGACTTTGCAAAATAAGCAATTATATGTAACACCTTGAATTACTTGATTTTTAGTAAGTCTTCGTGAAGCCCACAGCTTAGTCTAACTAGGTTGTGGGCTTTATGACGTAAAAATACTACACAGTAAATCATGTGTAGCAATTCCGCTACATAACTGACACCACATCCCTTAAGGGAATAGGATACAGAAATGAGTACAATAGCTGAAAAGAGTATTACCGATGCAGATAACAGTGACATCACTCCTGTAAAATACGATCCAACTTCTTATGTAGAAGGCACACTTAGTTATGCAGACAGTGCCCGTATTTTCGATGTAAATTACCTCCATTCAATCGACGCGCTCCACCATTACTTTGAACAATCTGATCAAGCAGCGGATCGCGCTGTTAGACCAAGAGGCCTAGACGGTACAGCATCAGCGGCTGAAGTCATCGCACATTTAGCGATCCGAGCGTTTGATACATACGACGGCCCAATTGATCAAGCGTACCTTGATGTAGAACCTACGTGGCAGGAAATCCGTTCCAATACGTCGTTCATTGCAGGTGAGTTGACTCGTGATACTAAGGTCAATATCCTTAGACACATTAACGCGTTGAAACCAGATGAAGTGGTCGTACTGGACGCGGCCAATTATCTCGAACACGATAAACTGGAAACTCCAGCACTCAATAAACTGATGGGCCTTGCACACCGCACTCAATCTGTAATCGAAGAAGGTCTCTGTGAAGATTACCGACGTAGTCCACGTAAGGTGATCGACTTCCTAAATGCCGCCGGTAGCGATCGAGTGTCATTGCCTGATCTTGATGACGACTGCGCTTACACATCTGATACAGTAGAGCCATCCAAGTGGTTGGTAGAGAGTAAGTATCTTGCCAACGAGCTGATCAAGATCCCAGAGTTCCAACGTAACTTTAATCTGTTGGTGATCTTTAATGCACACCGTTATCTCACCGCAGACCAACTGAACCTCACTAAACTTTATCGACTGTTTGCTAAATTGGGTCGAATCAACACCCGTATTGTTTTTATAGGCTAAGCATGATTCCAGTATTTAAACTCAGTGACCTTAAACCTGAACCAATGTCAGCAACCAAACGTGCTGAAGTTCAGGAGATGTTGAAGAAGGCCATTCAGGCAGACGAAGATTACAAGCGTATCTGCAAAGAGAAGGGTATTCCATACGTCCCATGTGTAGCTGCTAAGATCGATCCGATGTCGCGGTATTGCCGTTAAGAAACATATCGCCCAGCAAACGCTGGGCTTTATGACGTCTATCATATAGATTCTTTAAGAGGTGAACCAATCATGCAGGAATTATTATTGACCACTGACATGGGGAGGGTTATCCCGCCGTGGCCAGAGGGCATTCCAGGACCACAGAACCTTATAACTGGTAACGATCAAATCGGATTTTTCGGTGAAACTACAAGTACCGAATTCATTACATACCTCGAACTCGCTGCCGCAGTGGGCGTAACTACTGGCACAGCCCTAACTGATAACGGTTGGTTGAAGGTAGCTTATAAAGGAAACATTCAATTCATCGCGAAGACGTCTGTGAGAAACAATTTGTCTTGGGCAACAATGAATAGTCTTGGAATTGTATCAGCCTCTCAAAACAAATTAATCGACATCAAAGGTAAAATTTACCGTGTTCGATTAATCAATGGTTGTAACACAGATCCGTATACTGGAACAGATGACAACGCCGGCGGCACCCCAACTCATGGTACGGAATGGAACTATTTGATATATGGTTTAGCCCGAGGTGTAAGTCCATTACCTACCTTGGAAGGTCCACCTTTGGCAAACTATAATGCGAGTCAAATTGGTCTGGCTCCAGCTAGCACTGGCGGCAGCGTGGTTATCAAAGAAATTGGCTCGGGGAACGCTACCCTTGTTCGAGGGAACGCTGGCGGTGCGATATATGGTCTTTTCCGATGGAGTACCATTAACAATCAAGATAACGCTCGCGGTTGGAAACCAGTTCTGGAATACGTAAGTGGTTGATGTAAAAGATTACTTGATATGTAATACTATGTAGGACTGTATCGTCCTGAAAGTTTTTGGTAAGTACCCGAGTTGGTAGCAGGGGGCGGACTGTTAATCCGTTTGCGAAAGCACACCGCTGGTTCGAGTCCAGCCTTACCAGCCAATTTAGAGAGTAGCTTCGGCTACTCTTTATTCCGCCATTCACTAAAGGAAATTCAAATGCAGACTAAACCTACCGAAGATCAAATCAAACGTAAGCGCATGCAATCAGTATTGATGTCACGACAACTAGCCTTGTTGGCTAAACCTAAAAATGTACTATCTAAACAATAGTATGTAGTTCCCTGTGCACGGGGAGCCAATGCTCATGTGGATTACGATAGTGCCAGCGCCTCGTAAGCGTGAGAAGACCCTAGGCCTCATTGATGAGGGAAAAGACCCGTAGCCACCGGAGAGAGCATTGTAAAGAATACTTGGACGTCCCTCCATCGAACTGAAGCGTTAGTTGGACACCACGTGTGGTATTTGGAAACCCTTCGGGGTTTCCTTATGCCGTATTTTACTGACGTACATCTATTATAACTAATCAATCGGAGTTAAGACTATGTTTGGATGCTGTAATAAAGCAATGGGCGTGACCTATATTACTGACGAAGGTGAGATCGAACCAGAATATCTTCAGGCTAATTATCCTGAAGGATCTAAGATCGTAGCCATTCAAGATTCAATGAGTCGCTGGGGAAAACTCCAGTTCAAAAGCCGAGGCGAATTTCCAGTATCCAAAAAGGTCGTATCGCCCGATGGGGAGATTCACGAGATCTGCTGGTGCCCATGTCACGGTGGCCCAGGTGCAGCCATAATGTGCTGATGTAAGTACGCTATCAAGGATTTTAATCATGTCTCTTCAATCTATCCAAGATCTAATTGATTATCGCCGTTCTAAGGAAACCCCTGAGGAACGAGCTGAGCGCTTACGTAAGACTCAAGAACGTCTAGCTGAAACTGACCGTCGGATTGCCGCGCTACTCAAGTCAGAAGAAGTTACAGAAGAACTCCTTAACCGTCGATGCACACTGTGAGGTAACTATGTGCCAGCCATGCTGTGAAAGAACCTATGCAAAATATCAAACTTCTCCGGGCGCCGTCAATATGGAAACCATCCGGGAGTTATTCGGCTTAAGTGCTATTGTAGAAGTCCGTGAAGACCGTGAGTCTGATATGGCTAAATGGATCTACAGTCGTGAGCAACGATGGCCACAACAATCCTTCCTATTACTAGACGGGAAGGAATCCGACCTATGTACGTGTATGTGTCATACCCATGGCATTGACGTAATTCACTGAGTAACTAAAATGACCCAAGAATTTACAACTGAAGTTAACCTAGACCACACCAATGTGTTTAAGCGTCTAACTCGATACACCATCAAACCAATCGGCATCATCCTTGATCGACATGCCCCACCTCCAACAGGAGAACCTGTGGTCGATCCTAAGGGCGAGTGGATGAAAGTACAACAGTTAGCTAACATCATTGCACTGGGTGGCCTGATGATTGTTGACGAGCCTTTGGTTGAACAACTTAAAGACGGCGACGCACAACGTGCTTTGATGCGTGATCTAACTGCTCTGGGCTATGAAGACTTCGAACAAGTGATGCAAGTTCTACGTGAACAGCGCGGTACTGTATTGAAGCTTCGTGAATTCGAAGTATGGATGGAAGGTTATCGTGCAACGGGTGAAGATGCTAAAGCTAACCTACTGGGTAAAGGTGTAGGTTATAGCTTTAATGAGGCAGTACAAAATCTTAAAGAACAACTCGGTGAGCACAAAACCAAAGAGTGGCGTTACAACCCTAACACTGGACTATGGTCTAACTGGGGCTGCACGCTCTATGACAATGAAACCGAAGCACGTAAGTACAACGGTTAAATAATACTGGCGATATTAATTTATTGAAGGCACGTCACCAAGACGATGACCACTACTAAGGTAATTAAAAATGAGCACTAACATCGTACGTACATACATCGACCAACATGGTCCAATCGTAATCACCAACTCTGCTGGTAAAACTCTCACCATCGTAGCCCACGAGGATTACATCAATGATTACCGAATCAAGGAATCAACTGTCGATGATCCAATCCAAGCATCTGAGCGTGATCATGGCTTCACGGTCTATAAGGGTGGCTACGAACACGAGGGGTTTTACGCATTCTCTAAAGATGTATTCGACGCGCTGAATAACATCAAGTTGAATCATGATTTTGAATACGAGCTTCGTAAACTGCTGCCAGCCACCATTGCTCAAACTGAACACTATCGAGCAGTCAAGGCCACTAATAATGAGTCAGCCGATCTTATTAGAATTGATGTGAGGGTTTACGGTCTGAAGGATTACACCTTCGAACAAACCCAGCGTGGTAATGTCATAGTGTGTCCGATCACTTCAACTGGCCCAACCGGTGATGGCCACCGTATTCAGGGTTACATGTACGCCGACGCCGACTGCACGATCAAGTTTGATTCCATCCAAGCTTGGCGGATGCGTGAACTGACTCGTGAAGAACTCATTGCCTTCGATCCTAAGTGGGGTGAGCTGGTGACACCTAAGTAAAAGAATACCAGGAGTGTAATACTATACGAGTAATTACACTCCACCAAGTTAGCAACAATTCACGAAAGGATGATGGGTTAGTGAACTCCACCCCATTGTGCTTAAAAGGTCGCCTGAGCCCGAATAGATAAAGGTAGAGGATCGTCTCGCGATTGTTGCATACCCATTCCCCATTGGGAGTGGAAAGACCTAAGCCTTCAAACAGCTTAGGCGGGTAGTACAACCGATGTCTGACTAATCCTCCGACCTAGGGCACCGAGCTGCATGGTGTACTACTTTACGAACCCCATGACGCACTCCAAAAGACTAGACTAGGAGTTGTAACAGGGAAGCTCAAAGCCCGACCAACTAGATCCTTGAATGTCAGATAGTCCTGAACTAGAGGCGGAATTCAACGACGCGCGTTGATAGCCTACTCATGGTAACTGAGCTGCAACGGACCAGTATAGTCCGTCGCACTGATTCGTCAGTGCTACCCGCCGGGATGGTGAAACTGGTAGACGCAGTGGACTTAAAATCCGCCGGCCATTTGGTCATGCGGGTTCGATTCCCGCTCCCGGCACCAATTCTAATAGTCCTGCCCGAAGGCAGGATTTATTTCGACTAAGAGGTAATAACAATGTATCCACATATAGAAGCTATTCAAAGCTTCATTGATGGCATGATTGAGAAAGCAACGACCCATACTGAATTGAAAGCACACTTCGGGTTAGAGAATGATCAAGCTACATGGCTTAAAGATTTTAAAACCGTAGGTTATCGCGCACCTAGGCAATGTGGTGCTACGTACTGGATGCATCAAGATTTCCTTAAGTACGACGATGCTATCCTAATAACCCCTAACCAAAGTGTTCGCGAGACATTCCGTAATAGCTTCACATTTAACCGAGAATACGTTCCAATCGGTTCGGCAGGGGATAATACCAGCTTACCGTTAAGTGTGGTAAGGCGAGTGTTAACACAGATGGAGATATCTGATTTCGTTCGGCAAGATTACGATTTCTTCAATATTACCATTAATAGAATTTACATTCAGAACTCGACTGCTTTCTTTAAAGCGGTGCGTAAAGAGAAGTTCTATAATTGGCTGACTAACATTGGCTTTGATGGAGTCATTATCTGTAACGACACGGGATAATTTATGGATCTAGATATTGCGCAACACATCAAGCACACGCCTTATGATGAAATAGCTGGCCCTGATAAGGCTCTGATTCAATACTACGCTACGAACATGCGTCCGTACATCGAAGCTAATATCCTAGGTGATTCATCTTACACCATCGCCCTAAAGGCGGCTAAACTAGAGACTTTTCTACTAGACTTATATAAAAGCCATTTAGCCCGAGATGCTTTGTGATGGCCACCGTATTCAGGGTTACATGTACGCCGACGCCGACTGCACGATCAAGTTTGATTCCATCCAAGCTTGGCGGATGCGTGAACTGACTCGTGAAGAACTCATT